ATGGATTTGTCGAGTAGTATCAACGTATGCGATTGGTTTCAAAAGGCATCGAAAGGAGGCATCCTGGAGATAGTCTTCGCGGGAGCACAAGGAGGTAACACTTTTTGCTATACCAATAATAATAACTACATGTATAAAATGGAAGTATCATCACACGGTCCAATGCTTAATAAAATTGAATATTTGCAAACGGAATACGATACCTATGCACGCTTAATCAAGATAGATGATACTAAACTTGTTGTTGCAGAGTTTGTTAAAAACAAGTAAAACTAAAATAATTTTAAAATACACTATTATGAGAAAGAGCACTGGTAGAGCAAAACCAGTAACTCCTAAAGCAGGAGTTACTAAAACCTCAAGAAGATATGCTTGTGGTGGTAAACTTGAACTCTAAGTCGCTGACTTTAGAAATTTAAAAGTAAGACAATATGAAGAAGAATAAGAAACAATTACATGAAGCACTGGCTGTGCTTCTTACTAAATTATCATCGGCAAGGGACAATCCCCTGCTGATGGATAACTACGCTGTAAAAGCCTTGCGCACGGTTCTTTTGGATTTTAAGGAATCGGGCGAACTTCACGAAGCATACAAGGAGCAGATACAATCCACGCTGGAGAGTAACAACCCCTGGGTAACTATGATGATGAAGTCAATTGGCGCAGATCCTTCTATTAAGAATGGCATGACCGATGAAGCCATTGACGGAATGATTGATTCGATGTTGGGCAACGATTAAAACATTTTATTATGAATGACAAGGAGAAAGAACTATGGCGAGTTATAGACAACGTAATCAAGTGTTGCGCCATCGAACTGCCGAACGGAGATTTGAGCATTACGAGAGAAGACGTTCTCGGCAAGTCGAGAGCAGAAAACCTCGTAATGACACGATGTATGGTCGTTGAGCAGATGATACACGCAGGATTCAGTATAACGACCATTGCGACCGTATTAAACCGCACTGTTCCAGCAGTGAGACATCTGTGCAAGATGGCTTACACTTATATCAGCACGTCTCGAGTTTATCGACTTGCCACGGCACAAGCGACCTTGCTAAACAAGGACGTAGAGCCGATTTGTGTTTAATCATCCAGCAGAAAACAAAAAGAAAATAACCAAAAGCGTTCTTTGACAATAATTCGATAAATACCCCTGCACTAACTTTTTGGAGCGAGCCAAAAATCAGAGTAACTTTGCAGCGGATTCCAATATTTGGCTTCCGTAACGTAATTAACTCAAAATTTTATGGCAGACACTATCGAGAAAGTTTATTGCACTGGGGACGGTGGCAATGACAACCTAGCAGCAGCCTTGCTCGCTAGAGGTAGAGACAATGATCCAGCGACTATGCTGGCAGCAATGAACGGTGGTATGGGTGGAGGTTGGAACAACCCATTCGCCTACATGATGATGTTGGGAATGTTCCGCTTCATGTATGGCGATGGCTGGAACGGACAGAACGGCAACGTTCAGAGAGCCGAAATCCAGTCTCAGATTGACAGCCTTCGCACTCAGATGAGCGACAACCACAACAGCGACTTGTTGATGGGCGCAATCCAGGGCAACAACCAGGACTTGAAGACGCTGGCGGCTAACTTGAACTGCGACTTCAACGCATTGCAGTCTTCTGTTTGCGGCATTCAGGCAGCAATCCAAGATGTAGGCGGCAAGGTTGGTTTCAGCGCAGAGCGAGTAATCAACGCAGCGAACCTCGGAAACCTCAACATTATCCAGCAGTTGAAGGACTGTTGCTGCACCACCCAGCAGAACATCAACCGTATGGGCTACGAGAACCAGCTGGGGCAGAAGGACATCATCAACGCAATGCAGCAGGGGTTCTGCTACACCAATACTGGGCTGGAGCGAGGTTTCAGTAACCTCGGCAACCTTATCCAGTCGGTCGTTTGCGACTTGAAGACCTCGGGCAAGGAGAATACTCAGCGCATCGTTGATGTTCTGAACAACCACTGGGAGCAAGACCTTCGCATCCAGCTGGAGGACAGCAAGCGCAGAGAGCAGACTGGTTTCATTATCCAGCAGCTGAAGACCACCACAACCACAACTGGAGCGTAGGCGGTTAAACAAAATCTATGAAGGGGCAACTCGCTGTGTTACCAGCGAGACCCCTTTTTGTCTATTTATCGAATTATCTAAAAAGAGCGCATTATGGAATTTAAGAATATACAAAGAAATCACCCGGTCTATCTGCTAGACAAGCAGACGGTGGAAGTTAAGGAAGGCAAGGTCGTAGACAACCAGCCGCACATCAACACTGGCATCGCAACCATTTCCAGTAGCGGACAGTCAATGCGAGACGTAACAATCGAGGTGGAGGGAAAGCAGACCATCTACACCATACCCGAACACCTCGGAGTTACCTTTGCAGGCGAAATCGTACTGGCAACCGACAAGGCAGACCTTTTGCCCGAAGTTGGGAAATTGGTAAATGAAGCCGATGAGATAATCAAGGCATACGAGCCAAGCAAGGAGCGGAAAGCCAAGGGCGAGGAACTTCTTGCAGCTTTGAACCCGGCAATCAAGGAGAAGCAGGAAACGGAAAAGCGTTTCAAGGCACTTGAGGGCGATATAAGCGGCATTCGTGGCATGGTTAAGCAATTACTCGACAAACTAGGATAGGAGGGCGCACAATGAAGAAAATAATCGTTTTGCGCCATTCTTGCGACAGCGAGGAAGAGCGACACCAGCACCAAGAGAGCGACATCATCCACGGCTTGCCATACGAGAAGGCAGCAAAGGCACTCATGGGAGCCAGTGGGTACGTGGCATACGTTTCCAAGCACGGCTACCACTTCACGAAACAGCTAGCAATCAAGGCAAGCGAGCAGATGAAGAACGTAGACGGAACGAGCCACCGTTGGACGGTAGACGAAATCCGGCTGGCAACAAACAACGAGATAATCTCCAAGGGCGCAACCATCGGGGATATTCTCTATTTGGCTAATATGGCTTATGCGGACTTCTACCCGAAGGTAATCAAGACCGAGAGCGACTGCGTACAGTATGCTATTGCCGTAGCCAGTGATCCGGACGGATACGAGGGTATGGCATTCTGCAGGTGGACGGCAGACATCATCGGAAAGGGTGTGACCATCGACTGGGAAAAATTGGAATAACCAAAAAAAATAAATTGATATGAGCGAAGTATTTCACGATTTTCAGGTGCACCACCTATATCTGTGCGCCCTAGTAATTTTTATCTGTTTCGCTACAATTCTGATAGCGATGACAATTGACCTGATAGCAGGCATACAGAAGGCGAAGGAACTTCATGTTGCAAGAACGTCAACCGGATTGAAGAAGACGTGCGACAAGGCGAAGAAGTATTTCCCGACATTCGGTATTGCTTCGCTTATGGACGTGGCTACGTGTATTATCTCTCCATTCCCTCTGTTCGCCATTGCCTGGACGGTGTATCTGCTTCTGTGCGAATTTAAGAGCATCCGGGAGAAGGCATACGAGAAGGCTGAGATACGCAAGCAAGACCGCACGATGCAGGTGATCCTCGAGAACAAGGACGAAATTGCGAAGGCGGTTGTCGAGATAATGAAGGAAGGGCGAAAGAAAGGAGGAGATAATGAGGATAACTAGAGCGCAGCTTTTAAAGGTAATGCCGAATGCAGGCAGCAGGGCAGACACCTATCTTCCAATCATCAACGGATGGGCAGAGCATTTCCACATCAATACGAAACTTCGCATGGCTCATTATCTTGCGCAAATAGCGCACGAATCCGGTGAGCTCAGATACACCAAAGAACTGGCAAGCGGCAGAGCCTACGAGGGCAGGAAAGACCTCGGCAACACTCAGCAGGGCGATGGCGTGAAGTATAAGGGCAGAGGTCTTATTCAGATTACCGGGCGAGCCAACTACCGGGAGTATGGCAATTATTGCGGCTTCGATGTTGTGGACAGTCCCGAACTTCTGGAGCGTCCTCTTGGAGCAGCGAAATCCTCGATGTGGGTGTTCGACACTTTCGGCTGCAATGAGCTGGCAGACCAAGACAACTTGAAGGCTATCCGCAGGAAGATAAACGGAGGGTACAATGGACTGGCAGCCTGCGAGAAGTATTTGAAGCGAGCCAAGGAAGCCCTAGAAATCAAGGTGCTTGCGTAATAAACATATCAATCTAACGTTCATAAAGTATGGAAAATTCAAGAAAAGGGCGAAATTTGCGTTCTGTGGCGTTATTTCTCGCCATGCTTATAATTACCCCACTTTTGATTTTTGGCTGTTCCTGCGCCAAAACAGCGCAAAATAACACAGTTTATCACGACAGCGAACACACCAGCGTAAGACGTGACAGCGTGAACCAGCGACAGATCCACTGGCAGGACACCCGGCAGCACGACAGCGTATTCAAGCAGGACAGTGTGCTTGTCTATATCAAGGGCGACACCGTAATCAAGGAGCGGTGGCACAATCTTACGACCACCAGATGGAAGACATCGACCAAGACGGACACCATCGTAGGCGATACCTATGTTTTCGTGACTGACACCGTAAAGGTCAAGTATTACGTGAACCGATACAAGACCAAGGAGGTAGAGAAACCAGCGAGCACATGGCATAAGATAAGATTATTCGCTGGCGATTGCGTATTGCTATTCATGGCAATCTTTGCGGCTTGCTGGATAAAGGAGCGCATCAAGAAGAGGGGTCAATAGGTTCAATCATAATATCAAATCTTTTTAAGGGCAGGAAGCGCAGGAGAGCGTTTTTCTGCCCATTTTTGTGCGAAGAACACTTTTCATTGAGAGAAAAGGGGTAGGGGATATGAGAGTTAGATAATATTCATTCTAGCTAATGCGTGCAGGTTATTATTATATAGAGCGTGGAAAACTACCCTAGAACTACCCTGACTACCCGAAAACGACCGAAAATAGCCATGCTTACGACATAAACAGCCAATAAAAGTTAAAATATTAATATCTTTCGGGAAAAGTTTTGGTGGAACCGAAAAATATTAATATCTTTGCATCGTGTTTAAGAGATAAGCACTTTGAAGCATTCAGTAACTAAGCCCTAGGCAGCACGGTTAAGCCAAAGAAAATGAAAAAGTCAAATTCAAACATTTTAGAGTTCACTACAAAGTTCATCAACTCTAACTTCCGTATCAAGGTCTTCGGACGCACAGAGGATGGCAAGAAGATAAACACACTCGTAGGAGTAAGCGGAATCTTGAAGCTCATCGGTGCAGAACTCTTCAACAAGTTCATCAAGCGAGCATTGAAGGCAGGTATGGACGCTTGCCGCTGCGCACTCAGAAGAGGATTGGTTGTAACATTGTACGCAAAGTAAGAAAGGAGAGATGAGTTATGGAAATAGCAATCAACGGAATGAAGGCGGTAGGCTACTTCAAGGATGAGGATAAATTCATCAAGCGTGGCGAGTACAAGGAGACCGAACTAGACAAGCGCAAGCGTGAAGTGGACTTCTTGATATTAGGTGTTGGCAACCGTTGGGAGATACGTTTCAACCACCCAGTGAGCCTAAAGGAGAACAGAAGCATCAAGAAGGGCGAGTGTTCTGATAATGTTTACTTCGTTACATCTAACGCTTTGGAGAAGCTAAAGAAACAATACTCTTACGAGTGTGATTTTTAATAACCAGCTGGGGAGCAATCCCCAGCGCAAAGAAACAAGATATGGAAATTTTAGAAACTATGACATTTACCAAGGCGGTTGATGGTTCAACTAAGGTTTTGGGTACTTATTTATATGTTGAAGGTAGTCAGATGCTTAGAGATAGAAAGAGGTATCTTATAAAGAGAGGATACTTGTATGATAAAGCAACCAAGAGATACGAAAAGCATTTTAAGGGCGGCAATATAACTACTATTACGTTCACGAAAAAATAATGAAGATATGTTAGCACTTCTAAGAGCGGAAGACCGCAAGAGAAATGTTGTAGGGATAAAAGAAATTGATTTCGACAACAAAAAACAAAGAATGATGCAAGCAAAGGTGTTCGGGCGCAACGTAGGGGCATTTAAAGTTTACATTAGCTGGGCGACTGGCATGGAGATATATACCCCTTCCGAACATTGCTTTGAGAGAATAAACAGATAACAATTTCAACAGAATTATTAACCAGCAGGGTGCAAGCCCTGCACAATTTATCAAGATATGAAGGAATACGACAAGATGCCGGCACAAGCAGTGGTCGAGGTAACGACCAGCTGGGGGAGAACCTGCCTGCGAGAGATTGGGCGAGACCTTAAGGAAGGCACGGTGCTCGATGGCTATTATTATCCGGTAAGCAAGGCTTTCGACTTTAATTGGAAGGGTGAGGGAGTAATGCTGTGGATCGGGGACAACGGAAGGCTTGTAAGTCTCGGAGAAGGGCAAAAGCACAAGTATATGATGCTTGGTCGTATGCTATCCGACTGCGAGTACTTCCTTCGCAACCCATACGAGCGGCACCTCTATTTCCCGAGCATCGCCCGGCATTGCAAGGAAATGCGCCAGTACTGGCTTGCATTGAACATCAAACCCGACTGGCTAAGCTACAAGCAGATTGGCAGGCTGGAGCACAAGATGAACAGAATGAAAACGAAGTTGGACAGACAATTTAAAAAAGACAGAAGACAATGACAAAACAAGAGTACAGAGAAGCCTTGCACGAAATCAACGTGAAGGCTGAGAACGAAAGAAGAGTACTGGCAAGAGCATTTGCTACTGAGCACAGCCCAGTTAATGTTGGCGATTATATCAGCGACCACTACGACACGATAAGGGTTGAAAGCTGGGATGTTGTGAATGGAACCTACGAATACCCCTTGCATTGCCTGGTATATCGAGGTATGACCTGCAAGAAGGATGGCACGCCACGAAAGAACCCGAAGAGTTGTAGCATCTATCATTGCAACCTTTTGCGAGTAAATGGAGAACCAGTAAAGAATCACGGATATGGAGAATAATAGAAGAAACATCAAGAGAACGAAGAAGGGCGCAGGCGCAACGGTCAAGCTAGTTGGCATACAGATAGACAACGACCTGCTGCCGTACTTGAATGCGCAACCGAATAAGTCTAGGTTCGTTAATGAATGCATCCGCAAGAAACTTTTTGGTTAAAAATTTTGCGGTTATAAAAAAAAAGCGTACCTTTGCATAACTGAATGTTTAAAGTGGTCTCCACTTATTACCCCAGCGGCTCGACTTTTTCACCGCTGGGGTATTTTTTTGCTCATTTCCCGATTTACCCCGAAATTTGCCTTCTGAGCCGCTTACGTGGTAAGCACGTAAAACTATCCCCGAAAACAATTTGAGCCGTTTCTGCGGCAAATTCGCAAGAAATAAGGCTATTTTTTGTTGTACAGCACGTAATCAATAACCCTGCGGTTTGCTTCATCTACTCTCGATAGGTCTGCATTGATGTAGGTATCAGTTACCCGGACACCAAACGAGTGACCCAGCGCAAGCGACACCACGTCCTTTTGTATACCAATGTTGAAGGCTATAGATGCCCACGTATGGCGAGCGTAGTACGTAGTAAGCCCTGGGCGCACCTTTGCGAGTTTCTTATTAATCATGACCGTTGCAACATCAACGTTCCTGAAATGCTCCGAGAAACGAAGCAGCTTCTTTTCCCCTTTGTACTTCTCGATGATTCGGAGAGCTTCGGGATGAAGAAGGATGGAGTAATGCCTACCAGTCTTCGCCCGGTCGTATTCCAGTCTACCACGGACGATATTCTCATTTGTCAAGGCGAACAAGTCACTCACATTAATACCAATCAGCAGGAACATCAGCAGGAACATGTCGACCAGTTCATCACCACCAGCTTCGAAGATAGAGCGGATTTCCTCAACAGACAAATCTCGCTTTTTCGTTGTCTCAAGCCGGAGACTGTACCTGCGGAAAGGGTAGTTTTTCGTCTGCTCATTATCTATCGCCAGATTAAAGACAGCAGCGACACAGAGCATCCTGCTGGCTCTGGTATTCCTAGACAAGCCTTCCTTTGCCATGAACGCATCGAAATCTTCAAGCCAAGAGCGGTTAATCTCATCGTATGTAAGCAGAGCCGCTTTTTCCTTCCCAAGGAAAGCTTCAATCTTTGCCCAAGTATATTTATATCTGTTTATCGTGTTCTTTTTCAGATTCCTGCCCTCGTAGGCAATGAAGCCATCACGAAGTAGGGCGACTTTCTCCCTTGCAGGCTCAGCTTCAAGCATGATTAAGTCCCGGAGTTCCCTAGCCGTAATATCTCCCCGGTATGTTTCCCTGCATTGCGCCTTCATCATCATTCTATTATAAAAATTAAGACGGTCAAGAAGGAAATCGTTGATAGCATCACGATCCGGACGCTTGCGCACCTTGCAAGCCCTTTTATCCCACTCGTCTTTCTTGCAGTATTGATTGAGGGATATGAAGGCGGTCCCACCGTGATGGTTGACGGCAAGCCGGATGGAGAACGTACCATCCTGCCTTTTTACCCTCGTATCTAAATATAGTCTAAGTGTTGCCAT